GGCTAAATCGTTACCTTTATATTTGAATGATATAGTGTATGTTTGCCCGTTCTCTAACTGACCTCGTTGAAGCTCTACAGGACAGTATAATGCTGCGCTAGTTCCTGAAACGTATGTCATACGAAGGCTGTAAAATGAGCCATTATCTATTCTTGAGTAGTCGTGTCCAAATCCTTTATATCTATCAAGGTGATACCCACTGTGCGCACTAAAGCTAGTGCCTCTCTGAGCAACTTGCATCCCACCATTAATAATCAGGTTCTTTCTACCAGCACCGATAAGGCTTCTAGCTTCTGCGACTGTCTCAGCCCGCATTAACTCCTGACCTTTCAGCCCTGTATCTTGCTCCAACTCATTCAGTTTCTCTCTGAGATTAATCGCTGGCTTGCTTACTTTAATTGTCATTAGTATTCCTCCGCTCTTAAGCCACCTTGTTGGGCAACTTCTGTTATGTTGTTAGTATTACTCATTCGTACTCTCCGTTACACGCAACCCGTTAACTTGCGCTGATTCAGTAAAGTTTCCAGATTCTTCATCCACCCGTCTAAGCCCTTTAAAGACTGATAAGCCACCACTTGTACCTACCAGTAATTCATCATTAGAATCATCATAAGACATAGCGGTTACAGAGTCACTAGAGCCGTTTAACGTACACTTCGCGTTCTCTTGGAATAGAACCTTCTCAGCGTTGTAGATGTCTTTGATTTGTTCTGCGCTTGGGGCTGTTGCTGAGAGTCTAAATAGGGCTAGTGAGGTTTGATTTGCTACTACAGTATTCCTCTTGCCGAGAATTAGAGTAGCGCTTGCGTTATCAAAATTAACAGTGGATGCAGCTGACCCTTCCAGCTGTCCGTCAATATAGACATACACAATACCACTGTGTCTTACCGCAGCGTACATAAGCCATTTATTAGTAGGGTTGCTAGACGAGGCATAAATAGTACCTGTTGATGAGCTTTTGAGTGCAATAGTATTACTACCTCCAGTTTCTAGACCAAAACCATTACCAGAGTAAGAGCCGCTTGTGTAATCCGCGCGGTCAAATAAACCATCGTATGCGTCATCAGCGTTGAACTTAATCCAACCCATAACACTAAAATCACCCGTGCCAAAATCAAGGTCAGAGTTATAAGGTTGCTCTAAGTAATTACTAGAACTAAAGTTACTATAAGCCACCAACGCATCCTCTGTTCCAGTGTCACTTGAACTAACATAATCAATTCTATGCTTGTAGATTGTTCCGTGTACTGCTAGACCGTTGCCTTTGACTGAGCGGTCTGCGTCTGCTAGGCGTACTGAGATAGATGTAATATCACCAGAATCACCCGCCCCATAAACGTAGACGGTCACATACGAAGTCGTGCCATCAGCTACAAAGGTTAGAGAATTGTCATCAACACCAGACCCAGTTTGGCTCGCTCCGAGTGCTAGATTGCTACCCCCAGCGGTACTACCAACCCTAATAGTCCAAGAAGTAGACGCTTCGGCAACAGCATTAAATACATAAGTAGCCCCGACTGTTGTAGCTACCGCATAGGATGTTCCATACGTTCCGTCACTACCATCCGCCCCTACTATGTGTATCTTTGAGCTAACTACACTTAATCCTGCACCACTCAACGCTGTATAACCATTATAATTGGCAAAAGAACTACCATTACTAACCAACTCACTACCCACCGCATTAGTATCATCAGTATCAGATAGCCAAGCACCTTTAATATCACCGACCATATAACCTGTGTTGTAGTCTGAGGTGATGTAGGCTACTGAGCCGTTATTAGGAATTGTTGTGTCTTTACTTATTCGTGACAAACCTTGAGTGTTTGCTACATCATTTTGCAACATATATGAAAAAGGCGAAGTCCCTATCAATTTAACCGCACCATATTGAGAGCCACCTTGACCAAAGTTTGCATAAATTGCATCGTGAACAGTTGCGTCATCAGCAGTTGGTAGTGTGTATTTCTCCACCATATATACATAACTAGAACCATCAAGCCTGCTTGACCAAGTTATACCTCCTCTTTCTGTAAAGGCTACATGACCACTTTTATTATTAGAAGCAGCTGTATGAGTTAAATCCCAAACATTACCATCATCTCTAATAACACTGACACCGCCATCTGTGGCAACAGCAATAGTAGGAATTGGTAAGCCAGTGGCTGAGTCTATCGGGGCATTAGGTAGGACTGTGATTGCTACGTCGTTAGTATAGACATTTACAATACCTGAGCTACTTTCTTGATGAAAAGATTGTGTATTGTTATTTCTATCTATAACGCCATTTAGTTGATTGTATGTATAGAAGAAGTAAACCTTACCCCCATCACTTACAAAGTTTGTGATTGTAGTTGTACCATAAGCTGTACCACCATCTGAAGTTCCAATAATCAACTGACCATTTAAAGCAGTAATGCCTGTGGCGCTTAGGTTATTACCACGTCCAAATAAAGATGTACCTGCGCCTGAGTATGTAAAAACCATCCACATATCTAAATCAGGTGTATCACCATCATAGATAGTCACCTTACTAGCCTCAGCAACAATCACAGCAACACTAGGAAACTCTTTACGTGAGCCTCTAGTTGAACTAGCTGCTTCGTTATACCAAGATGTAGCCTGAGTACGTTTTCTCCAAGCACCACCGTCTGAGTCTTTAGAGGTGTCATAGATAAAGATGTCAACGGCGCTATCTTCGATTGCGTCTGTATCATCATAGGCAGCTAGAATATTAGCATCAGCAGTAACACTACCTGCAATATCTAAATCACCTGTAAGTGGACTAGCAAAATCATCAATATCAATCGTGCCGTCAACAACGGACGCTCCAGTGACATTTTTGCTCGAATTTCCGTTATTAAACATAATCGTCTCCTATGAGTAAAAGGCCAGTGTGATCTTGGTCGTGGCTGGCGCGATCAGGTTGAGTGCTGTGCTGGCTGCTGCCAAATCACTTACGTCGCGTACCGCAGGATTGAGTTCAACATTATCAACAGCTATATCGCCTGTAGGAACAACCGCTGGGTCGCCATCGAAACTCACGTAAAAGTCACCATTTGCCGAAAAGATTACTCGATTCGCACCAGAAGGTATGCTAACCGACTGATTTGTACTGGAGAGTACTCCTGTGTAGAGCGTGTCTGATGTGTTGATCGCAAAGGTGTTCATTCTCGGCTGATCGTGTGATATTCTTAATGGTTTCATTTAATACTCCTGTTGTTAATTTAAGATAGTCGTTTGAAAAAATAAGTTACTAGATATGGTTGTAAGTTGTTGTGTGCTGTACCGCTTCCTGTTGAGCTTGTAGTCTCGTTACTAGCACTCCCAGTAATATCAGTCCTTGTTCTGTTAGCATCTGTTCCACCATACAGCCTATCTGCTACAGTAGTGTGTGAAACAGTGTGCTGGTGTTCTGGCATCTCAGCCTCTGTCAACGTATGGTTAAACTCACCGCCAGTGTCTGCTGCTAAGAATGTTTGTACAGATGACACTGTTCCAGTTCCTGAGCCAGCACCTGTTGCAGTAAACACGGTACCCACGACGTTATTTTCCGAACCAAATGTTGTAAAGTCTGAATTGCCAACCGATTTAATTTCGTACTGCGAGTCACTAACTATACTCGTTGCAACAATTACTTGGTCATCACCCGTGCTTTCACCTGCACCAATTAGAACCCTGCCCTGCCCACAAGCTAACCAAGTACCACCAAAGTATTCATTTGGGTTGGTACTTGAGAAAGATATATAGAGAGAATTGATAGGATACGCAGCTAACAGTGTGCTTGTTTGATTTGCCGTTAATAGCGCATCAACCTCTGATTCTGTATAGTAACGAGTGTCTAACTGCCCAGCATTTAATAATGTTTTTGAATAAAAAGCATTCAAGTTTTCTGTAATATTTTCCTCGTTAGCTTCTACCGTTTCCGTTAATGAACCAACTTCCGTAAGCGTAGCAAATAAGCCTTCTACTTGCGCTCTTGTGTAATGACTCGCAAGATAAGCATTAACAAAGGCATATATTTTGATTTCATCGTCAGCCTCTGCGCCGTTTGGATAAGATGTAGAACTTAGTGTTAATGATGACGTTGAAGCTGTATAGTCTGTGTCATACACTAGGAAAGAGCCGTTCAGAGATACCAGCTCAATACCAAGATTAATCTCCAAGGAGTCTGACCCGTCAGCATCCACTCCATCAAATAACAGTTGCCCTTCAGTCGCAACATAACGGTATTTTGTGAGATTACTAAAACCAACACTTGAGTCTTTCTCAAAAATTGCAGAAGACAACATATCCTCTAATTGATCAAGGCTTACGATGGCGTTCTCTAATTGCCCATCGTCTCTCTGTAACAAATTAATGTTGGTTCTTAGTTGACTAATCGTGATGGCGACATTATCCAGCTCACGATTGAGTTCAGTGCCTTCTGCATTAAAGTCTTGGTACTGGGTAAAGTCTTGTTCTCTTTCGTAAGGTACTGGTTGCGTCACAAACTACCTCTTTTTTAAATGTGGGGGCTAAGAAGGGAAGCCCCCACAACCGTTATGCTGGGCTTCCTATGAACCCATCTTCAACTTCAATGGTCGCATATTGCCCTTCCAAACCATTTTTCTTTAAAGCATTTACTAGGTCTATCGCCCGTTTAAAGGGAGAGCCGTCCTTTTTAGTAAACACATTAAGATTATTCTTTTCTTCTACTTCCAAGTGAGCAGGCGCTTCAACTTTATTAGAGACCAGCGAATCAGCAAAAGCCTTTTCAAACTGCCCTGTTTCATAAAAACCAAAGATTAATTCCACAAATTTGGTGTTTCTTTTTTTATTAGAACCATACAAATCACCCAAACGACGGTATTCTTCTTCTGCACTTTCCACTTCTACGCTCAAATCAGTCTTATTGTTAAGCACCTCCACTGATTCTGAGCCATGCACCAACCTCAAGACGGACACTTCGTACAGCGGGACACGTTTGTGAACCACCATAATGCCAGCTTCTTTATGTACTTTTATTTCTGATACTTTAACTTTCATAATGTTTTTCCTTCTTTGATTAAAAAATAGGGGGACTTTCACCCCCTTTTTGTTGTCTAACTAATCGCCAATACCGCGTGTGCGTTACTACGATTACACGTTAACGAATACTTATCACTCATGCCAAACGAAGCAACAAATTTATCTGCATTGCGTGGTGGTGTGCGAAGTTTCATATCATGGCCTTCCATCTTGCGAAGCGTTAGGTGCTTGGTATTGATAAAGTAACAACGCTTATCCCAATCGGTTGACGTTGATACCAAAGCTTCTAGATTCTCGAACTGATAATCAATCACCAACGGCACACCCCTAAAGGTTAGGTCTGAGATAGCACCGTCCAAAGAAGCGCCGTTAGCGCCTTGATTGGCGTTAATCACAATAGAAGCTGACGTTGCCGTTATATAAGCATCATAAAAATCTTGACCAACTAGGATTAAGTCTGGCTTACCACCGTTCTTAGTACAATCCCTCCAAGCAAGCTCCATCTTATTAAGCAAGTCTGTAGTAGCAATTGACAATGTCGCGCTATTTCGCCAATATGAATTTGTTTCTCGATCAATACCGCCGATTGTGCCTGTTGCTGGTACAGTTGCCACAATAGCGTCCAAACCCGCAATAGCATCGTCGTCTTGTGAGCCGTCAAGATGAAGGTTTTGGTCTGTTTGCATCAACATACCATCACGCAACGAGATCATCTTCTCGCTCATTAGATTCACCAAAGCGACTGCCTCGTCAGCCGTTGCTTTTGCTTTAGGGTTGTCTACATCTAGGATAATACCCGCCGATAATGCCTCGTCCTCGTCAATGGTAAAACCATCGAAGAAAGAAGTCCAAGGGTAGTTGGCGTGTGCTACTGGGTCAGATGATCCGTAGGTAACTTCGTCTGCGCCGTAGTAGAATTGTCCTGATGAGTGACGCTCTTTACGAATCGTCTCATTAATGTACTGTTTCGTACCTTTAAACGACTTTTTCTTAGCATCAAGTGCTTTGATTAAAGGTGTCTCAATATCGATTTGAGATACTGGGGTTTTAGAGACATAACGGTCTCTTGCGTATAGTCCTGCGCTTGTTAGTGCGTCTCCTGAAATTGGCATGATAGCCTCCTGTAATAAATTAAATCGAACCTTTCGGTTGTCTCTAATTCGTACAAGAGGGCATGAATCTCTTAACCTTGACAATGCTACCCAAGAGCGACTTAGGCGTTACGACTTACGAATGTCAACTTTTGCGGTTTTTACGATTCGCAAAAATTACTCTTAATATACCAGAATCAACTACGGATAGTGGTTATTGTTAAAAAAACACACTACATAATAGTATCAACAAAAGTTAAGGTGTTTTTTTTCTTTAGAAAGCAACCTTTACTATCGACTAAAGATTTCATTCAAAGCAAACTCTCTATCGGCTTGCTCGTCAGTAAGTTTTGAATCTGCATAATTGTTGACTTTTTTCCCTTGCCTTCCAGAACCCATTGGTGTTGGCTCTGGTTTTTTTTGCTCAACATTAATCCCATGATAGCGATTAACAAACTCAGTCGCCCATTCGCCTAAAGGCACACCGTCTTTTACAATCTTAACCGCCATACCATTAAGCGCTGGTTCTTTAAGTTTGAAGTCAGGGTCTTCCTTACGAAAGCGTATTATCATGTTTTCGATCTGGTCGGCTTGCACTCTAACCGCGCTTTCCTGTTGTTGTTTTGCCTGCGTCTTTTCTGTCGTCTTTTGTTTTTTTATTTCGTCTTTAATGCGATTTTGAGCTTCCCGATTAACATATTCTTCGTTAGCCTCCCCATCTTCAAAGTCGCGCTTCAAATCGTCAAAGCGTTCATAAGCATTTGGGGCATCGCCAATTCGATCATTTAAAGTTTTCACCCACTCATTGATAAAACCACGCGCCTCCTTCATGCTTTCAATGTCCTCACTGTTGGCTTTTGCCATCAAATCAACCACACGGGTAAAGTTGTCTGCTGTTAATCCTGTGCTGATTATTTGGTCTTTAAACGCTTGAATCACCTTCTCACTCTCTTGTGCTTGAGCGTTTAATTCTTTGTTGCTGTGAGATAACGCCTGAAAACGCTCACGGGTACGCTTGTTCTTAATCGTCCCCAACAAGTCTTCATCATTATCTTCCTCGGATTCTACTTCATCACTTACAGGTTCCTCTTCAGCCTCTCCTTCTTTTTCCTCAGCTTTAATCTCCTCTTCCTCTTCCTCTGCAACTTCCTCTTCCTCTGCAACTTCTTCTTCACCTTCTAATAACTTAAGCGCCTCTTCTGCGGACAGTTCATCACCAATCTCGTTATCGTTATTTTCTTCCGCCTTAAGCGCATTATCCACCTCGCTATCAATAACCTCTACAGATTCATCAATTTCTACTTCGCTATCAATTTCTTTTTTCTTTGACATTTTCTATTCCTTTTTTTTGGTTATTGATATTGTCCTAACATTTCTGACACAGGGTTTTCTATCTCTATCTCTTTTTCTACTGCTTGTGCTTGTGCTTGTGGCATAAACTTAGAAATATCGCCGTCCACACCAAATCGAACCAGTGTTTCTTTTAAGATTTCTTCCAAATAAGTGGCACTACCACCACCTGCTTGAATTTGGTGTATCTGGCTTGAAAGTTGTAACATGATTGGTAACACCTCTGTCCAAGTCTGACGGTCTTCGTATTCGTCTGGTTTACCTGTTGACCCAGCACGAACGGTAACATTGCAAAAGTTATAGATTTTATTTGCTTTTTGCTGAATACTACAACCCATCATAAAACTGTCTTCGTACCAAACCGCACCATCACCAGCAATATCACGAATCATTTGCACATTACAACCTAATAAATAGCATTGCGCTGCGTAATTTGCGATTTCCGAGATAAAGTCTTCCAGTGTGTCTCTTTGCTCCGATGTGCGTGTTGAACGTCCAGACCTAAGAATTTGGGCTTCTGTGGCGGTCTTTGCTTTAATAACGCTGCCCATGTCCGCTTCTTGTAAGCCTGAAACAATCTGCAAGTCTCGCATAATGTGTGTTGTGTCGTATGCCTTTGGATCAATTGGAATATAAACACCTTTTTGCAGAGCTTGATCAATCGGTCTTCCCTCGGTATCAATCACAAGCACCTCAGCAATATCAGAGACAGAGAATCTTTTAATGTCCTGCTCACTTAATCCGTTTGCAATGTAGTGTGGTTTGTTAATTTCCCGATGTTTTTTCAGTTTGGTTCTAGTATCTGTGTATTCATCTTGCAACGGAATCCATTGTTCTAGGTCTGTCAACGGTTGAAACTCGTCTTCCAACGGGTTAAACGCTAAACCGAAAAACGGGTACCAACGCTCACCAACCGTTTTAGGTGTCCATGAGCGTAAAATTTCCTTCACCCCTTTGACGATCACATGTACGCGATTCTGATCTTTGTCCCAAACCTCAAAAACAGCCACTGGATTTTCATTATGACTTCCTTTGTTGAGCGCTGTGTTGATGTCTTTAGTGTCATAATCTGTCTCTTTTTTGTCTTTGCCCCACTCGTGTGTCACCACAGAGGAAAAATCGACGTCAGGAAACTCACCTTGCAGTTCTATCTTTGATTTCCAAATGCGTTGAAACATGCGAGGTGTTTTGTGCATGTTGGAGAATCTTCCAACCGCTGGATGAACAAGCACATCTTCAAAATCAATATTGTCTATCACCAATCCTCGGCTTAGAACAATCTCGCTGGTTTCTAATAAACCTTCTTCCGTTTGCTTAAGTTTTGCTTTATCAAGGTCATTGTTTTCGTCTTTTTCTAGATTTTTCTCAAGACCGTGTGCAGAGTGTAGATTGTCTTTAGTGTCTGCCAGTGGCGTAGTTGCCATTGGGTTTTGTCCTATTATGTTTTGCATGTGGACTTTCACCCATCCTATCGAACAAACTTTAGCACTCAGAACCGAATTCTTGAAAGTTGGCTTGGTTCTAGTCTCTAAAAAAGCATGATTAAGAACAATCTCAAGTGTTTTTGCCAAGCCTTTTTTAAACTCTAACGAATTGTAATAATCTATAAGCTGGTTTTTATCTTCAAGTTTTTCATTTACATCGACTGCGATTTCTGGTGACTTGGCATAGACATGTGGTATCAATGATTGCAGTGTTGAATTAATCAGGTTGGTTTTAACATCATCCTCTTTAAAATTCAAACCTTTAATGTAGTCGCGGTTCTTTTTAATTTTTGCGTAAATACCGTCCTCTCTTTCGTTGAGAGTAACGATTTCAGTAATTTCTTTAAAGTATTGATTTACTAGTGCTTCTTCTTGTGCAGTGTTTTTTACTATTATTTTTTGTTGATGAGCCATGATCTTTCCTTGTTATTAATTAACCATATAAATAAGCGAATGTTCCCGCCTGCGGTTTGTTGCCTTGTTCTTCTTTTTTTGGTTTGGTGCGTCTGCTGACAAGTGAGTCTGTAACTTCATCCCAAACGTGATCTTCTTGGGTGGTATCAATGTCTTCACCGTTTTTTGGGTCACGCATCATTGCTGGCACTGTTCTGATGAAATGCTTGCAGTTGTCAAACACAAAAAATCCATCACCACCCACGACTCTGCCCTTCTCATCCAGTTCTGAATTGTTTAGTCTAACTACCAGCTCGTGTGCCTTATCAACGCGATAGCCATGGCCTGAATTGCCTTTTTTCGCTGGCAAATTAAAGTAAACACCAGCTCGAATGAAATGCTCGTTAACACCTACTGTGGCACCATTACTCGAAGGTAGGTCACCTATATTGTTTTTGAATTCCGCTCCTTTTTTGCGCTCTTCTTCATCAAGTATCAGCATTTGTTCGGCGACCTGTTGAGCAGTTTCGTGAGTCC